CTCCCAGCTGGGGGTATTAATCCCCTACCTCAATCCTAACGGATTGAGGCCCACCTGGTCTTGATGTCGACGGACACAGGACGTCCAGCACGGATCAAGTGATCCTCAGAAAACACCGGGAGATCCCCGGGTTTAATGAAGAACTTGACGAGGGCGCCAGTTCCTTCCAGCTTGGAAACTGGAAGACGACTTGAAACAACGAATCCCTTGACGAGGGGGATTTGGAGTTTCTGACACATTTTGCCTGCACGAGGCAGATCCCATGTGTGGCGTCCAAGTACCGGACTGCTCGGATGGACCTCTGGGAAGCGCTTAAGTACGCGCAACAACAGAATGTCCAACCATTCTACAGACTCCTGCCAACCACCCTGGAAAAGGTGATTGCGGAGAGCTACTGTAGACACAATCTCGGCAACGTGCTTCCGTTTCGTGGGAAATGGTCTACCAACGCGGATTGGACGGATGTCCACTCCATCGTAGTAGTCCCCACCACAACTCTCTCGGAATTTTCCAGTTCCGAAAGACTTGTCCGCATTAACTTTCAGCCCAAAAGCTGTCAGCATGCGTGAAACGGGATCCATCATATCTACAGGGACAATGATATCGTCCCCGTAGATGCGCACCTGGCCCCGGAACTCCCGAAGGAGTGAAGGGGACATCGGCCTGTTGAGCTCCTTGCTTATCGCCAAGAAGATGATGGTCGTGAAGACCATTGCTTCGAAGGGAAAGCACAGAGCTGAACCCATGGATGCGAATTTGGCAAGTCGAATGACCTTGCCATCAACATCAGCCTTCCGACTTCGGCAGGCTTCAACAGCACCCCTAAGGTGGGGGTGATGCCGAAGGAGGAGTCGTACATGCTGATTCGAGACACGATCGGAGGCTTCACTCAAATCGAGCGTAGCCAGGTTACCTTTATGGGAACCTTCTCGGGCGAGGGCCTTGTTAGGCTCTTGGTCTCCGAAACCGATGAAGGGGGAGAGGGAGTCACTCCTCTCAATCCCTTCCACAATCGGCGCCAGCAAAGCCTGCTGTGCATATTGCATGCAAGTAGGCTCCATGGCTATGATACGTGGAGTCTTTAACGTTTTAGGAACAGAGATAACCTTAACAGGCATCTCCGAACCAGGTTCGAGGAAGTCCACCTTAGCTAGTCTATCGAAGAATCCCCAATTAGGGATGAGGTACTCCCCGGAAGGGAAGTACTCTTCGA